TCCAGTAGCTCCACCATCAGACATAGCATAATATTTAGGTGTGCCAGTAGTAGTTTCTGCTGCATCATACTCTCTTAAAAAACTAATATCCTTCTTTTCTAACCAGCTATTAGCACCTGTTGCAGCTGTTGTTGAAGTATAAACTTGTAATCCTCTAACAAATAACGTTCCTGCTGGAACGTGAACATTATCTTTTGAAGCTACTAAATTATTAACAATTTCTCTTCTATCAGCATCAATTGGGGCATCTCTAAAAATTCTTAATTCTGAATTATCTATAAATTGATCTGTAATCGTACTAGATAATACAGAAGTACCAACTTCGGTATAATTACCAATTGCTGTTGTCAATGTTGAATATGTAAATCCTGCCATTATGCACTAAGGGTTACTGGTCCTATTGAGACTGGAAACCCTCCTCCTTTTTCTGATCCTGCTGTTGCAGTACTAGTATCAACTGTAAAATAAAACCAATCTGTTGTAAAATCTGTATCTCTAGCACCACCAACATATTTACCTGTATTAATAGCATACCCTGCTGATTTTGCAATATTGGACCCTGCTATACCATCAAAGCTGCCTGGATCACCATAAGTTCCTGCAGTTGTCGGTGATCCACGGAACCTGTAAGTACTTCCATTAGTCAAACCATGACTTGGAGCATTAACATTAATTACACCCGATGAAGCCGCGTACGTGGTAAACGGATCATGGGGCAATAATTGTGCTACTGAATTTTCTGTTCTATCTGTTCTTGAATTTTGTAATCCTTGTGCATCTCCACCATGAGGTTTTGGTTCTAATTGTGGTTGCTTAGATTCATATTCAGATTTATGAACTAACATTCCATTCCATTCTCTGACCATTTCATTATATGGAAAAGCCATTCCTGATCGGTCTGATATTGCCTGTGCGTATTTTCCTCTTGCGTATGCCATTATATATTAGGGTAGTAGTTTTTCGGAGTTATATAAGTACTAGCTGAAGAACCATCTTCTGCTAATGCTCTTGCTAACTCGTCTTCGTACAATAATTTTAATTGTTGTACTAATTGTTGATTAAATTTTTGTGCTAAATAAAAAGCTAAACCTGAAGCCATACAAGGTACAAATCTATATGGAATATCGGTTGCGTCTGTATAAGTTGAATCTGCATCTTGAATTCTTTTTACATAATAAATATGAATATCTTTAGATGCATTAGTTGAATCTGCTGTTGGGTAAATTGTAAAAGTTGTTTTATCTATTAATCTTTGAACAAAAAATTGTGAAGGAGTTCCTTTAGATAACTTGCTTGATAAAGCAGAATAAGCTGATCTAGTTATTTTTGTAAGAGAAGAATCAGATTGACTTGTTGTTGTTTTATCTGATCTAAGTGTTGCTTCAAGAATATCTGCAACTCCATAAACACTTGCTGGTGAAGTTGTCGTAGAACTTGTTCCATCACCACTTGCTCTGTAAAAAGTATATTCGTCCGTTCCTTCAACAAGATCAAGAGTAGTATCAGCTACTTCCCAGTAGTGTAAACCTCTATTTCCCCATTCTTGAAAAAGAACGTTTAAAGATCTTCTTGCTGTTTTTAATTGATAACCACTTACTGCTGAAATACCAATCCGCTCGTAAGCTTCTTGAATAATTTCATCAACAGCAAATGTCTTGTCGAAAGTGACTGTTCCAGAAGTAGTATTAGCCATGCTCTACCTCCTATGAAATACTATCGTACTGTTTTAAAAATTCTATTACAACACTACATGTGTCGCTATTTGTTACTGATGCAAAATTAATTAAAACATCTCCAGTATAGTTAGCTGCCTTGGTGTTTTGTAAACCCCCAATGCTACTAAAATCATGAAAACCATTTCCTGTTAAAGCTAATCCAATTGGATTAGTTGATGAATTAACCCATTCGAGAGTAAGTGGTTTTGTTACTGCAGAATGATTAATGCTCCACCAAACTTTGTTTATATTAAGATAAGTACAAGATGCACCATCCGATTGTCTTGCATTTAAACCAGATGCATCAACATTATATGTTTCCGCAGTAGTTGAAGCTATTAATGCTGTATAACTATAGATGGCTTTTTTGTCACCATCAAACATTTTTAAAGCGTATTCCGCCATTTTTCCTCCTTTTCAAGGGTGGGGTCATTACACCCCACTCCCGAGTTTGTTTATTTATTACGATGCAAAAGCAAATGCACCAGTTACTTGAGTTGTTTCAGTTGCTAAATCATAAGCAATTGTCCAAGTACCTTTTTCATAACATACAAAATAAAGTTTGCATCCTGTAGTTAAAAGATTTGTTGATGCGTTTGCAGGTGTAAATGTTAATAAAGTTTCACTAGCCGCTGAAGAATCAAAAGAAACTTCTGAGCTGCCTCTACTTTCAATTATCGATCCTGTTTTATAAACATCGTCACCCGCACAATCGAAAGATAAAGTTGCTGTTCCGCCAGTTGTATCTTTAGTTTGAACATAAACTACAACTGAACCCGCTGCTGCTGCAGGCAATGTTGCTGCGCATGCTGCTGCTCCTGTGTAATTTACATAAGATATAGTATCAACCGCAAGTGTTATTGTACTTGATGTTGCTACGTCTGATAAAGATAAGCCAGTTAAATCTGGTAACTGTGAACTATATCTAGTTGTTACTGCACCAGTTGTAGAGTTTTTAGTTGCTACTTGAAAACCCTTTTCCGAACGTACTGGTCCGTTAAACGTTGTATTTGCCATAATTATATCCTCCTATTTTTCCGAATACTGTCTATAGGCCGTCGACTACACGCGTCAGTATCCTAATTAATTGTATAGTGATTTTTTTATATAGTAGATTTAAGTAGAGTGCAAGAGATCCTTGCATAAAAGTACGATTTCAGCGATGTGGCGTTTAATTAAGTTGCCACAGAAACTTGGGGGGCAGCATTATTGATTGCATTTTCTCTATCTGCAATCTTAGATTCTTCGAGCTTGATCTCAGTAATGACTTCTCTAATTTTGTCATCAATTCTGACCATATCCAGAGTATATTTGCCTTCTTGCTCATACTCCAGTTGCCACCTCAACTCCAAGGACCTTTTTTGTTTGTATAGGTCTTTGACCATCTATAACCTCCTCATAGGTTATTCTGTTCATCTTGGGATCCATCATTTCTCCAAGAGATTCCCATTTTATACTTTTTTCTCCCAGTTTGTCAACTATTGAATTTTCAATAGATTCACGATTATCCTCAGCCAAAACCTCAAATTTAGACTGATATTGATAAGCATTGATATGAACTAGGAATTTTCTCATTTTTTCTTTCTATTTTAGAAATGTGGCGGTTTTAAGGCCGCCACAAATTTAGTTTAGCTTACGCACCTTCAACGCCGAAGATACCTCTATAGTCGGATACTCCAAATGAGTATCTTTCTCTAGCTTTGTATCTAACGTTGCCAGTATCGAAATCGCCTTCCATAGCAGTTTTTAAAGCTGCTCTTTGGAACATTTTCATACCGTTAGGCACATCAGTAATAATATACCAACTGTCTGAGTCAGTTAAGAAATTGTTCACTCTATATCCTTGAGGAACCATTCCCATTGACACAACAGCGTTGATATCATTATCTGCTGTTCCAGTTCTACCTTGAGATTTTAATAATCTCTCAGCATTGAACTGATTAGCTGAAGGAATAATCATTTTCACTCCTTTAGCCGCTACTCTCAATCCTCTTTCATCAGTCATTGCAGCAATGTCAATCAATGCTTGCTCTAATGATGTTTCGTTTAAGTCTGCTTGCGTAGACAAAGTATTTTTAACCACTGTTCCACTTACAGTTGTGTGTGAAGTGTTGAACAAAGATACAGCATCTCCTGAATCGTAGTTATCCGTTGAAGGAAGACCTTGAATCAAAGGTGATACCGCTTTTACTTGTTTCGCATTAGACATAGATCTTGCCAAAGCTTTTGTATATCTAGAAGCTAGTCTATCGTAAAGATTATCTTCGATAGCTTCTTCTGTGATTGCAAATGCTAAAGCAAGTGTGTCATGAGTGTAACGAGCAGTGTAGGTTTCTTGTGCTTCATCAAATGAAACTCCAGAACCTTCTGCTTTTACTTGTGCGTTAGCGAATCCAGATAACATTACTTCCTCTTCGAAAGCTCTGTCACTTGACTCGGTTGTATAAATCTCAGCATGCTGATTTTCATACCGTTTGTACTCCAGGCCGAATAGTGCATTCAAACCTGGCTCTAGTTCTTTAACTAGCTGTGCTCTTGATATTGC